ATGCCAAAAATTGTGACGCCATTAAGCCTATCTCTAATTAAAACAGCAAAACCTAAAGAGAAGGTTTACAAGTTACCAGATGGAGGTGGGCTTGCCCTATGGATTTTGCCTTCAGGTTCTAAGTCTTGGAGGCTACAATACCGCCGCCCTGATGGGAAAATGAACACATTGACGCTGGGTTTATTTCCACGTTTCGGACTAGCAGATGCGCGGGCATGGCGAAAGGAGATGTTAGAAAAAATCAGAAATGGAACTGATCCGAAGGCAATTTCTGCGGACGTAGGAGCAGAGTTTCGTTTTGAAAATTGCTTGGTACTTTGGTTTGAAAAATGGAAGAAATCGGGTGGCAAACAAGGGATGGGTAAAAATCCGCGTTATGCAGGGCAAGTACTGTCGGCTTTAGAATTGAATGTACTACCTTTTTTTAAGGGAAAGGATATTCGTTCGATCAAGACGGCAGATATAGTAGCTGTTTTAAGGAAAATGGAAGAACGCGGGGCGCTTGAATATTTACGTCGGGTTAAAGGTGCATTGGGATTGATGTTTGATTATTTTGTAGCAGATGGATCTATCACTATAAATCCAGTCAGTGTTATTGGAAAACAAGTATTCGATAGGCCGCCTGAACGTCATTTCGATACACTGCGCTTTGATGAGCTACCTCTCTTAGTGGAGAAGTTAGAAACATCGAAGGGAATTGGGGAACGAGCGCGGCTATTAATTTATTGGCAACTTTTGAGTATGACGCGACCGTCAGAAGCAGCAGGGACTCGTCTGGACGAAATTAACTTAAAGGCAGGAACTTGGGAAATTCCAATTGAAAGAATGAAAACAAGGCCACATGTTGTACCGTTGAGTTCCGCTTTGACGCGAATCTATTTTGAGGCATTAAGATTAAATGTGAATGGAGTATTCTTATTTGAAGGTTCAGGGTTTACCAAGCCATTGTCGTCCGAGACAGTCAGATTAAAGCTTCGTACTAAAATGGGGCTGGATACAACGGCACACGGTTTGCGGAGTCTAGCACGGACTTATTTGAGGGAGGTTTATAAGGTCCGCAGAGATGTGGGGGAATTACTGCTCTCGCATGGCATTACGGATAAGACAGAACGCGCTTATGACCGATCAGAGCTTTTAGAGGAGCGACGAGAAATGCTAGAAAACCTTGGTCGAGATGTGATGGCATTACGGGAAAAGTATCGGATAAAATAGTTTTGAGGTCGTCTGAAAAGTTTTCAGACGACCTTTTTATATATCCAAAACTTAAAAAACCCACCCAAAACCCCATCTGCTTGCCCGCATATTCACTCTTTGCCAAAATCAGATCGTCATCTGAAGTGATATGTTCCTTGTGATTGTTGAGTAATGACAGCCGGAAAGACGGCATCCCAAAAAGCCGCCGTTGCCACTCCACAACGGCGGCTTTCCAAAAACAGCAAAACCAAAACCAAGACCATGTTCAAAGAACCCTGCCAAGTCATAGCAATCCACAGCCGCCCCTTATTTTTTTGCGGCTTATGGTTCATTACCGTCAGACTAAAAAATGAATACGGCTGGAAATTCGACCGCAAAGCCATGTTTGAAAGCAAAAAAGCAGCTGAAAGCCTAAAAATCGGAGACTATATCATCCCATGACCAGTCGCAAAATTGAAAACCTCATAAAAATCGGCACAGTTTCCCAAACTGACCCTGTTGCCAACAGAATCCGCGCACAACACGGCGGTCTCATTACAGACTGGTTGCCATACTTTGTTCCTGCAGCGGGTGGCGTATCAATTTGGCGTTTACCTTCCATCGGCGAAGGTTGCATCATACTTTCTCCCAGCGGAGAACCCGAAAACGGAATTATTATTTGCGGCTTCTCAACCTCCCAACATCCTGCTCCATCCCAAAACCCAGACGAAACCATCATCCTCATGCCTGACGGAGCAGAGTTTAAATACAACCACGCAAAAAGCCATCTACAAATCGAAGGCATCAAAACTGCCGATATTACCGTCAAAGAAAAAGCCACCGTACACACCAAACACCTGACTATCGACAGTCCCGAGACAGACATCAAAGGCAAGCTAAACATTACCGGACTACTTACATATCAGGGCGGCATGGCAGGAAGTGGTGGCGAAGGTGGAGCGGCAGCAGTTATCAAAGGCACAATACGCCAAGAATCAGGCAGCATCATCAGTAACGGGGTCAACCTAACCACCCACACTCACCAGGGCGACAGCGGCGGCACAACAGGACAGCCTAGATGACCAACGACCAAACAGGACGCGGCATCGGCTTAAAAGAACACATAGCCCAATCCATAAAGAACATACTCTTCACTCGCATCGGTAGCCGCCTCATGCGAGAAGACTACGGTAGCCTTCTGCCAGAGCTGATAGATATGCCGATGACCCAGACCGTTATAGCACTCTGCCATCAGGCTGCCGTCACTGCCATAGCGGCATGGGAGCCGCGCATTACCGTGCGCAGCATACACTTTGACCCGACCGCCGCCGCCAACGGACAACTAGCCCTTACCATAGTCACAACCCTGACCGACGGCACAGAACAAACATTCCAAATCCAATAACGCAGAAACATGGCAGAAATTGACCTAACCCGCCTACCAGCCCCCAAAGTCATCGAAGAACTCGACTTTGAGACCATATTTGAGCGCAAAAAAGCGAACCTCATCGCCCTCGTCCCGGCTGGCATACGTCCAACCATTGCAGCCACCTTGAAACTCGAATCAGAGCCACTGACCATCGACCTTCAACAACAGGCATATCAAGAAATCATCCTGCGTCAACGCATAAACCAAGCAGCTGCAGCAACACTTTTAGCCTTCGCACAAGGAAGCGATCTTGACCACCTTGCCGCAGCCAAAGGCATAGAGCGGAAAACCATCATCGCTGCCGATCCAACCACCAATCCCCCTACAGAAGCCGTTTATGAAACCGACGATGACCTCCGCCGGCGCGTCCAGTTATATCCAGAGAAACTCGCAGCGGCAGGGCCTCGTGCAGCATACGAAGCCCATGCCCTTGATGCCGCCCCCGATATTACCGATGCCCGCGCCGTCAGAGTGTCTCCAGGAACAGTCGCTGTTTATATCCAAACATCCAGCAACCAAGGCATACCTAGTGGCCGCACCCTTGAAACCGTCAATGCCTATCTTAGCGACGAAATACGACGCCCACTCTGCGATACCGTAACCGCCCACGCCGGCACCCCGAAAGAAATACGCATATCCGCCCGTATTACCTATGAAGACGGCCCAGACAAAGAAATCGTCAAAGCCCGCCAGCTGCAAGACCTCAATCAAATGCTAGAGCAGCATAAAAGACTCGGCGCACAAATTGCCTTGTCAAAAATCATTGGCGCACTTGATACAGATGGCGTCAAAAAAGTAGAGCTGACAGAGCCAAGACAAGACATCCTGTGTACAGACGGCGAATTTATAAAAATTACAGAAACCATTCTGACAGAAGCCTAAGCCATGCCGACAGTCATCCCAACCAACAACACCGACCTCCTGCAAGCCCTCGCACGCCTGACATCGCAAGAACTGGCAACTGTCTTCGACCTCGCAGTCATTACCAAAAGCCGCATTCCCGACAGTTGCCCTCCAGAATTCATACCATGGCTTGCATGGGAACGCTCCATAGGCAGTGACGAAGGCTGGAATATTACCGACACCGAAATCGCACGCCGAAAACTGATAGAAAACTATATTCAAAAGCATCAGCACAAAGGGACACCATCCGTCATTCGGCGCCTTTTCCGTGACCTGGGGTACGGAGAAATACAAATCATCGAAAATACCGCCAATCTTTACTGGAACGGAAACGCCGTCTTCGACGGCACACACCTATTCGGTGGCAGCAACGGAGAATGGGCGAAATACAGCATTAAATTAAGCCGCCCGGTTACCAATAATGAAGCCCAAAAGCTTCGAGAATGGTTGGAACGAATTGTCCCTCTCCGTTGCGAACTGCACAGCCTCGACTACCGAGACCACCCTATCTATTGGAACGGAGAAATCACTTTCGACGGTAGTTACAACTTCGGCATAGCCTGACCCTAAAGGATAAAAAATGGCCAACGCAAAAGAACTCAACCAATACACCCAAAACGTCCGCCTCATCGAACCGGGCGACCGCGTTATCGGCGGTACTGATGCCCCAATCAATCAACCCCTGCAAGCGCTAGCTAACCGCACCTTATACCTTAAAACCCAAATCGAATCCAAGATTGGTAATAAAGGTACGCAAGTTATAGAAGGCCAGCTCAATATTCAAACCAACGCATGGGAAAAAATCCGTTTTACCAATGGCGACGGCAGCTACTGGCGTTTTGAGACCGCCCCCGTATCTGAAGGAGAAAACGGCGCACGCTTCAATTATGTTTTTACATCGGGAGGTCGAGAAATCGGGCGCGTACACTTCCCGCGCGTATCCGGATCGGAAAGCGTCGCCTATCAAAGTTGGGTCGAAGCCAATGCCGCCCGACTTGCTACTGACAAAATGAATGTCGCCACCACCAACTACTATGCAAACCAGTCCGGAGGCTATACCAAAAGCGGATTTTACCGATCCAATGGCCGTCAGCTTGACGGAAATACCCTGCCAACGATGGAAATCCACATTGCCCATCCGGAAGCAGTGAACGGCGCACACGCCCGCGGTATCGGTTTCTCATACGGCTCGGCGTCCAATCCGTTTCATCTCGTTACCTCTGCTTGGGATGCCAACGGTCGTTATATCGGCATGAAAACCGTCTTGACTGAAGAAAACGGCGTCATGCTATCAAATGACCAAACCGTCGGCGGTGTCAAAACCTTTACATCAAAAGGCGTATTTAACGCAGGATTGTCCGTATCCGGCAATGGAAAATCTGCCGATATCCATACCGGTCCAAAAGATATTTATTTGCGTAATTCTAAGAGCAACAAATATCTGCAACTAAAAGACGACGGCACATTGACATACAGTGACGTCAAAATTGCCCTTATGTCCGACAAATCAGATGCCGTCAATCTGGACAGTACCGACAGTCTTGCCACATCCAAAGCCGTCAAAACCGCCTACGACAACAGTATCCGACGCGGAGGAGCAGTAGGTTTGGGCGGTCAGAATCATCAAATTGCTATCGGTTGGGACACGCCCGGACTGATTGCGCGTGTCGATAACAACGTGATGAATGTAGGCGTCCCCGTTGGTGCCGTCGCCTACTTTGCCCAAGATGTCCCACCATTTGGATGGTTAAAAGCAAACGGCGCGGCAGTATCCCGTACCGTCTATGCAAACCTGTTCGCCGCCATCGGTGAACGTTACGGCCGTGGTGACGGACGCACCACTTTCAACTTGCCCGACTTGCGCGGCGAATTTATCCGATCATGGGATGACGGCAGAGCCATTGATAGAAATCGTGTCTTAGGCTCATGGCAGGCGGATGAATTCCGCAGCCACAGCCACGGCATCGGCGTCAACCGCATGTCCGACACCGACAGGGGTAGCAATCCGTCAACCGTATCGGTTGACACTGTCGGCCAAACCGACCCTGCTGGCGGCATTGAAACCCGTCCTAGAAATATCGCCCTACTGGCATGCATCAAGGCATAAGCCGCCTTAAACCGTTTAGAAAGGTAAAAAAATGACCCAAAACATCCAATGGACAAAACCCGTTTGCCAACTTGACGCCGACCATCTCTACATCGGACAAACGACAGCCGATCTGGACATCATGGCACGCAACGGCAGCTATCTGATTCCCGCCGGTTGCATCGACACCGACCCGCCTCAAATCAGCGCATGCAAAGCTGCCCGCTGGAACGGCGAAGGCTGGGACGTCATCGAAGACCATCGCGGCAAAACTGCCTACCGAAAAACTGATCGCACAGCCGTTATCATCGACCAAATCGGCAGCCTTTCAGACGACCTGACATTTTTAAAACCTTCCTCACGGTTTGACGAATGGGATGGAGAAAAATGGATGGAAAACCAAGACAAAAAAGCACAAATTGAAGCCGAATTTTTAAACGCGTCCAAGGCTGCTTTAATCCGCGCCATCAACCGTCAAGCCCAAAACATTGTTGCCCAAAAATCAGGCATGGACGACCTCCCCGCCTTTGAAGTGCAGAGCTGGCCTATCCAAGCGGCCGAAGCACGCGCATGGTCGGTAGATAAAAGCGCGGCCACGCCCGTTTTAGATCAAATTGCCCAATCGCGCGGAATAGACGCAGACAAACTCAAAGCCGCCGCCCTGCGCAAAACCGTTGCCTATGAGTCCCTCTGCGCTACCGTTGCAGGCAAACGCCAAGCCATCGAGAAACAAATCGAAGCCGCCCAAAACTTAGACGAACTCAACGTCATCAACACCGAAATCAATATTTGATTTACAAGGCCGTCTGAAAATGAAATCAAACATCAAAGCCTACTTCAAGAATCTTGCCATTGCTGCCGACCAAACAATTAATGCCGTATTTGGCGGCTACCCGGACGAGACCCTGTCCAGCCGCCTCTACCGCAAAGATGTCGAAGCAAACAAAAGTCACTGGACAGCCATCCGAAAAGCAGTTGACGCACTATTTTTTTGGCAGAAGAGCCACTGCCGAGCCGCCTATCTTCGCGAAAAACATAAAGCCCACTTCCCTGAAAGTCTCAAATGACCATCCAGACAAAAAACCTGACCTTATACAAAGGCGATACCCGTATTTTCAGAATCGGCTTTGACGGTGGCGGCCTGCCATTCGAGCCTAAATCTGCGCAATGGGCAATGACTGTCCGCGGGCAGACAGGCGAAGAGCTGCGCCCTCAAATCAGTGTCAGCGGACAAGAAATAATTATTACTTTCCCCGCCCACTTGACTCAAAACACCGCATGGACATTAGGCCAATACGACCTACGCGCCGTTTTCGGGGGAATCGTCTGTACCGTCCTGCGCGGAGAAATCTACATTGCTCCCTCCATTACCAACGTCAGCGGCATTATCGGCGAGAGTACCGAACCTGTCCGCGTCAGCATCATGGAGCAGGGGCTAGTCGTCGTATCCCCTGCCGAAAGCACACCAACCGCCGGCGTATCTCCTGAAAAAATACGGGAAATCGTAAAAGAGGTCATTAAAGAAACACAAAACGGCAACGGCACGGAACACATACCGTCAACTAGACCTGAACAACCGGTTGCCCCTACTCCGAATCCAGCTGCATCCACTGACCTGACCGACGAAACACTGGCAGAAGTGTATAAAAAATTAGGAAATAAACAATGACATCAAAATTAGATCAAGCCGTACTGGCAATTACCGATGCAGTAGTGGCGGCAAAAGAAGAATCCGCAAAAGCCAAAAAACTTGCAGAAAATCCAAACGTGACCGCCTCTCTTGACGAAGAAGGCCGTCTGAAACTAAACGACAATACGTCCGACATCCACCTCATTACACCCGCCAAGGTATCAGAAGCGGTAGGCAATGCCTTTGCCGATGTCAAAACACCATCGCTGATTATTACCGAACAGGCCAAGTTCGAGGGCGAACAAATCCAAGCTGCTGCCAAGATTGCCATTGAAAAAGGCAAGTTCTATATCGAGGACGCCTTGACGCCCGAACTGCGCAAAAAAGTTTACGACGGTTGGTACAAAAACAATCCTTCCAAAGAAGACGCATTGAATATCGTCCGTCTGATTCAGGCATGGTACGACCGTCTACCGTCTAACGTCTTTATTTCTTCGCGCGGCGGCTTTTTTCCGGTAACGAAGAATACAGGTTACAAACCCGAATACTACGGCGCGGACGGACGGCAAATTTCCGTCGGCGGCATGAAGCTGACGGTCAACGGCCAACAGCCCTGCATTACCTTTCATCATTCCGTTTTTAATGTGTACGACTTCTCGTTGGCAGAGTTTTGTGTGGAAGAAATGGGGCAGGACGTGTTCCACTTGTGCGGCAAATCCGAGGGCAACACCATTCTGCACGGCGGCAAAATTACCACACGCGCCTATAAGGACTATGGCTACACATCAGGCATGGCCGACCCTGACAAACGCTGGATTCCGCATATCGACGGCTGGACGCGCGAAAAACCGCACATCGGCACGGGTATGGCGCTGAAAGGTACGGCGGAGGCAGGTTTCAATACCACCACACTGTCCCACGATGTTGCCCGTTACATGAACAATTCGGCTGATACATCAGGCGTACAACAACCTGAAGGATATACACGCGAAAAAATCCGCCAACTGCACATTGACGAATCGAGCCAACGCTACCGCAGCGTCGGCGGCTACTGGAATTCAGACGGCCTGTCGCAATTCCCGCAAGATGACGGTACGGTTGCGCCCACCTTCGGCCTCTGGCGCGGTGGTCAGGTATGGAGTCGCGGTTACGGTTGGCGACTGTTTGACTGCCGAGGCACCGAAATCCGCTACTTCGACGTACGGGGATTCACTGGCGGCGCAGTGATTGCAGGTTTACATGGTTCTCCGTCCGGAGAGGATGTAGGCGGTGGCGAAGTTGCCAAGGCCTACGAAAAAGGCATGGTTGCCGTCAACACCCGAATCACGGGCGGATACTTTACCCACAACTATACCTGCGGTGTGGAAGCAGTCCGCGTATCAGGCTACGAACTTTGTGGCATCTTCGCACCTGATTCTGTAGTCGGACATCCCGATGCGCATCTAGAGCATGTGCGTGGCTGGAATAATTCCATCGTCAGCCTCGATCCGGGTTATCAGCAATGCACATCCCGATACCTGCCAATGGACAACCTATTCATCCACGACAACGTGTTCGGTTTTGGCAAGCGCAAGGTAATGGATATTCATACCGGCAACAACGTCAAAATCGTAAACAACAGTGGCCGTGCCATGTACTACGGCATTTCTACCGTGATCGAAGAAGTATTTGCCGCGACGGACGGACGCGCCTCAAAGATTGCAGACCCGTACAGTTTCTATTACCAAGACAGCAATATCGAAATTACGGGAAATACCATTGTCAGCGGCAATATCGGCATTCATCCGATTAATGGTGCATTGGGAGTGCTTTCCCGCCGCAATCAGAAAAAATGGTGGCTGCGGTGCCGTCAACTGATTAACGACAATACGGTCTATGCCCCGCGCGGTTTGCAATGCAACTACGGGCACAACCACTTTCTGATTGAACGCAACCAGTTTACGTTTGCCCTGCCGTTCGGCGATTTTTACGGCATGCGCTACGTTTCAGGATTTGCCGTCACCAATGGCGGTAGCGGCTACACCTCTGCCCCTAAAGTCATCATCACAGGAGGCGGCGCGGAAGCCTTCGGTGCAGAAGGCGAAGCAGTAGTGAAAGACGGAAAAGTTACCGAAATCAAGCTGCGCCGTATCGGCAGCCGCTACGACACACCGCCAACCGTAACCCTCGAAGGAGGCGGTGGTACGGGTGCGACGGCTACCGCAACCGTAAATACATCGACATACGGCATGAGCGTGGGCGCAGAAGCGCGTTACGGCACAATGTTGGCTGCACAAATCCGCGGAAACTATATTCAAAACTCCCCCGACGGCAACTTCATGCGCCAAATGATAATTGGCAAGTTGCGCGGCGCGTCCATTGTCGGCAATCACTGCGATATTACCCCGTACAAAAATGCCGAGCAGGGCAAAACCGAAGTGGGACAACCCTATACCGTTGACACAGTTAAATACCGAAACGGCCTACTAAGTGCAGGTTTCTACCCTATCGGCGAATTAGACAACTGCACCGTTGCCGAGAATTACATGCACAACCAACTGACCGATACAGTAGAAGTATGGACCGGCGCGCGTAACCATAAAAATACACAGACTACTGACTATGCCGCCACCCTGATGCAGGAGAAGCTGACAGATTTAGAGGCCGAAATCACTAAACTCAAAGCATCGACAGCAGGTAAAGCGTCAGAGACAGTCACACAGCCGACACCAGAAACGGTAGTACCAAAAGCTGATTCAGCAACACCTAAAGCAGAGCCTGAACGACCGGCACCCACTAACGAACAGCCCGCACCTGCCGCCACAGAAACATCTATTAAATTCACATTTAACGGCCTCGAATCCAGCGCCACCGAAGCCGTTGGCAGCAATAGTGAGGCTCGTCTGAAGAGCGTCATCAATGCACTCCGTGCAGGAGAGCCTGAAGGATGGACAGGCGCATTCGGAGAAGAGGGCAACATCCGTTACATGAAGGCACAGGCCGGTGAAAACGGTAGAGGCCACCGCTATATCGAAAGTAGCGGAGTCAGTGCCGCAACCGGTACTCCGACCACAGTTATTATGCCGTTCAAACTTGAAAAAGGAGGCACACCAGGGGCAGCGTTTATCCTGCTGCCGATGACGGGCGAAAGCCCCGCCGTTGGCGGCGTAACCGTCACTCATGGAGAAAACGGTTTTACCCTGCGTATGCCGGAAAATGCCACAGTGGATGGCAAAGTCAACCGAGCAGGCAATACCTACTCCTACGGTGAATGGCATATAGCCGTCGTACCTTGGAATACCGCTTTTGACAAAATCCGTATCGGTACCAGCCACGTTGCCAATACAGGCCGTACAGTTCGAATCGGTGCAGGTTTTGAAATCGTACAAGGGGATGTGTCCAAAGCCGCCGACAAAGGCACGGCATTGATGACAGGATTTGGCATCGCCGCCGCTTAAGACAAACAAAGGCCGTCTGAAAACTTCAGACGGCCTGAAAATCCCACTCAAAACCTCCACCGCTTGCCACCGATAAAAAGCAAAGCAACAATCAGACCATCCCCAAAGAAACGGACAGCCACATGACCGCAAAACGCATGCACGGCGTAACAGCCAACGAATTCACACACGGCGCGCGCCATATTTCCGACATCGCCACCAACATTATCGGCATCGTTGCCACCGCAGACGACGCTGATGCCACAGTCTTCCCCGCTACCAAACCCATATTTTCAACATCCGTCTCTGCCCTGATTGATAAAGCAGGTAGCAAAGGTACCTTGGCAAAATCCCTAGACGCAATTGCAGATCAGGCAGATGCCCAAATCGTTGTAGTCCGCGTCCCCGGCTCAACCAAAGCACCGGAGCAGAAAGCAAACGTTATCGCAGGTATCAAAGCACTGGCGAAAGCTCCTGCACATACCGGTTACAAACCAAAAATCATTGGTGCGCCAGAACTTGACGACGCTGACGTAACCGCCGAGCTAGTTGTAACCGCCAACGCTCTTGAAGGCTTCGTATATGCATCCGCCGGCGGCGCAGAAAATATTACCGCCCTGACCCAATATAAGAACGGATTTGGGCAAAAAAACCTCATGCTGATTGACAACGAATTCATGACCTTCGGCGCTTCCAAAACCCAAGAAACTGCCGCTACCGTTGCCCGCATCCTCGGCGCACGCGCCATGCTTGACCAAAAAATCGGACCGCACAAATCCATTTCAAATACCGAAATTCAAGGCGTATCCGCCCTTAAATACCCACGCAGCTTCGGACTTCTGGACATCAACAGCGACGCCAATACCATCAACAACCTCAACATTACCACCCTCATCCGTGAAAACGGCTTCCGCGTTTGGGGCAACCGCACATGTTCTGCAGATCCTGCCTGGGCATTCGAACCGACAGTCCGTGTCTCTTCCGTAATTAAAGAGACCATCGCCGAAAGCTTTCTCTGGGCAATGGACAAACCAATGCACCCGAGCCTTATGATTGACATCATCAACAGCATCAATGCCAAGCTCGCCGAAAAAGTCTATCAAGGCTGGTTATTGGGTGCGCAAGTCTTCATCGATCCCAAAAAAATCGAAAAAGAACGCGTAGCCGGCGGTATCTTTGCCTTCGACTACGAATTTACCGTAGCCCCGCCTTTAGAGAATATCGAACTCAACCAACATGTATCAGACCGCTTTATCGTCAACCTGACCGACCGAGTTATCGAATTCGCATCCAACATCAAACCTACCACCGTCTAAACTACCTTGCCTCCCAATATTTCCCCTCTCCCAACAGAGAGGGATTAGGGATAGGTACCCCAAACACAAGTAATAAAGGACACCCAAATGCAGCTGCCACGCATCTTGAAAAGTTTTAACGTCTTTACCGACGGACTCAACAAAGACGGCGTCCTCATGACCGTCAAACGCCCGGACATCAAATTCAAAACCGAAGACTACACCCCGGGCGGCGGTATGGGCGAATTTACCGTCATTCATGGCATCGAAAAATTAGAGCTGGAGCTGACCAGCAAAGGTTTCGATCTTGAGCTGTTCAAATCCATCAGCCACAAAATTAATGGCAACCTCTTACGCTATCAAGGCGCATTGCACAAAGAAGACGAAGAAACCTACCAAACACTGGTCGGCGAAGCGCGTGGCCGAATTATCGAAACCACACGCAGCGAAGACAAAGCAGCCGAAGGTGGAGAGCAGACATTCAAATATGCCCTAACCTACTGGAAAGAAACCGTCGATGGAGAAGTCGTTTTTGAAGCAGACCTCATGGCGAACAAACTCATCATCGGCGGCAAAGACGTTCGTGCCGGCATTCGCGCCGCATTAGGCCTCTAAACACATACAACAGGAACAAGTAAATGCAAGAACCAAAAATCAAAATCAACCCCGACGATACCCTGACCGTAACCCTGACCGACGGCAAAGCCTACACTCTGCGCGAACCGCTGGCCAAAGACATGGCAGGCATGGGACAAGACCTCATCAAAATCAAACATACCGAAACTGTTCAAAAGCTCCTCTCAAAAATCAGCACCCCAAAAATCGGCATGGCGCAATATGGCGTATTAGGTATGGCAGATGTACAAGCCCTCAATGCCGCTATTGATTTTTTTTCAGCCGCACCTTCGGCGAAAGCAGAGATTCAGGAAGCCTTTGCCGATTTGGGCTATACCCATGCTTCCGATACCGAGCCGGCCAGTTCGCCGACCTTATAAAAGCAACGCCCGACATCTGGCAGGCTGAAGAAGATGAAGACGTTCCTGCGTTTTACCCAATAGACGACGCCCTTGCCCTCTGCACCATTACTTTCAAAGGAGGTATCGGCTGGTTCGCAGGACTAAATCTTTTTACCCTTAACCGCTGGGCTGCCAAAGCCGTCGAAATCCAACGCGCACGCCAAGGAGACGGACAATAAAAAAGGTCGTCTGAAATCAATTCAGACGACCTTTTCAATCGACAAAATAATCAAGGAAGCATCCATACCATAAGGGCAATGACGGCAACAAAAAGCCAAAATAATGCGCCATACCACCAAATGACAGAATCGACTGCATTCAAAACCGAATCTGCCAAGATTTGATTTTTCATTTTCCGTTTCATCTTAAAGCTCGAGCCATGACAGACAAGACAATTAATATTATCCTCAAAGCCGCCGACAAAGCAAGCAAAACGTTTGACAGAATTAAAAAAAGTAGTAGCGGGCTGTCGGGCGAATTGGCGAAAAACAAAAAAGAAATGCGCGATCTCGAGCGCGCCCAAACCGCACTGGTAAAAATCGGCAAGGCAGAACAATATTTCAACCGTCTGAATGAGCAAATCATCCGTAATTCTGCCGCCACAAGCCGCCTTACTGCCGAAATCGACAAAACGGGCGTTGCCACAAAAAAACAGGCGGCAGAACTCAAAAAGCTGACCCGTGAAGGCGAAAGGCTGAATAACGAATACGAAAAACAATCCGCGCAGCTAAAACGCTACAAAGACCACATGGAAAAAGTTGGCGTATCCGGACAAAACCTTGAAAAAGAGCAGGCAGAGATTGCCGCCCGAATGCAGAAGACTACTGCCCAAATCGAAAAGCAGTCCACCGCCTTAGAAAAGCTGGAAAAACGGCAACAGAGTAGAATCAAGGCCGCCGCCATCGCAGGTATTGCATCGGGTGTCTCATCATGGACAAGTAGCAAGGCTGCCACCATGAGGCAAGGTGCAGGGCATGCCATCAATACAGCCATGTCCGAAGAAGATGCAATGCAGGGACTGATCCGCCAAGTCGGCAGCCTTAAAAACGCAGACGGCAGCCTCAATCATGCCGAAATCGCCAAAATGCGCGCCGAAGTTCAAAGCCTAAGTGAACAGCTGCCGATGGCTACCGTCGAAATCATAAAAATGAAGACCGCCGGTGCAAAGATGAATATCCCACGCCAAGAGCTTGCAGCCTACGTTACCGAAGCCGTCAAAGCTGCAAATGCCTTTGAAGCAGCAGACCCAGGGGCGCTTGCAGAAGAGCTGGGGCGCATTCGCCAAAACTTCAAATTATCCAAAGAAGCCGCTTCTGAACTAGTCAACGTCATGAACTACCTTGATGACAACGCACTGGTTTCAGGCGACCAGCTCATCAGCTACATGAACGAAGTATCAGGCAGTATGGGTTTGGCGAAGATGGGCGAAAAACACGTTGCTGCCTTGGGTTCCGCCCTTATTAGTACGGGCGTTGAGTCGAGTACGGCAGCAAAGGCCGTCGGCAGCCTCATGACAAGGCTGGCTACCGCGCCCGATATGAAACCCGTACGGGAAGCCCTGAAAAGCATAGGTATGGACGCAAAATCCGTCCAAAAAGGCATGGTCGAAGACGCGCAAGGTACGCTTGAAAAAATCATTGCCGCCGTCCAAAAAATGCCGAAAGAGCAGCAGGCAGGCATACTCAAAGGTTTGGCAGGCGGCGAATATAACCGCGTATTTGCCCAACTTGTCGCCAATACAGAGCTTTGGCGCGAGCAAATCCGCCTTGCCACCTCCCCGGACGCATTAGGCAGCCTCGACAAAGAGTTCGAAATTCGTGTCAACACCATGTCGTCCAAATGGCAGATGTTCAAAAATAAGCTCTTCAATACCGAATCAGGCTTTGGGCGCAGTATGTTTTCAGGCTTAGAATACGGCATGAATGTCATTTCAGGCTTATTGGATAAGTTCAACGAATGGTCGGCAAAAAATCCAGAGGCCGCCGCCCAACTTGGGAAAATCGCATTTTATGCAACCGCAGCAATGACCGCATTAGCAGGGTTGGCCGCAGTTATTGCCGCAGTTGCCGTCCCCTTTGCCGCCGCCCGCATTGCCTTTGGCGGATTCGGCATGAGTATTCTTAAATTTTTAGGCATTGCCCTACGTTTCATGACATTAAATCCCATAGGCCTTGCGCTGACTGCCATACTCGGCATCATCTATCTCGTTTACACCAATTGGGATACATTGACTGCCGCCTTCATCAGAGGCTGGGAATGGATTAAAAAAACATTCGCCCAAAACCCCATCCTATACGCCCTGACCGGACCGATTGGCGCAATCGTTGCACTGGCCACACACTGGGACCGCATCAAAAACGCCCTCATCACAGGCTGGGGATGGATTAAAAAAACATTCAGCGGCAACAACCCCATATCCTACGCCCTCTCCGCAGCCCTAGGCCCAATCGGTATCCTCATCAAAAACTTCCAAATCCTCAAAAACGTCGCTACTAGCGCATGGGAATGGATGAAAAAAGCCTTTTCCACCAAACCGACCGCGCCGGGGGGTAGCGCTTCCGGTTATGGCGTAGGCGCATACATTCCCAACAAAGGATATTCCACAGGCGGTTACACAGGGGCGGGGGGTGTCAACCAAGCGGCCGGTATCGTGCATAAAGGCGAGGTTGTCTTCAATCAACAAGATGTAGCCCGCTTCGGAGGATGGCGTGTTCTGGAAAAAATCCGCAAAGCAGGTTTGGGCGCATTGCAGAGCATTATCCCAGCCGCAGCTGAAGAACCGCGCCCTTCCCTTGTCGGAGCAGTTCCCGTATCGGCAGGATTCAATCACACAAACGCAGGCGGTATGACCGTCAACATTACCATCAACGGCGGCAGCCAAAGCCCTGCCGACATTGCCCGCGAAGTTGCCCGTCAGATTAAGCAGATTGCAGACCAAGCCGCACGTCGTGCCCGTAGCGCATTTTCAGATGACTGACACCAAAAAAGGACACTACCATGCTTGCCACATTAGGATTCTTCCCCTTTCTTATCCGCACCATCCCTTTTCAAACCATCAACCGCCAAAGCGGCTGGAAGCACCCGAATCAATCCACCGTCGGCGGCGGTATTAATCCTACCCAATACCTAGGGCCGGAAACTGACACCCTGACCCTGTCAGCCGAAATGAGACCGGAAATCACAGGGGGAGACACCTCCCTGGCCATGCTCCACCTCATGGCAGAGCGTGGAAAACCATACAACCTCATTCTCGGCACCGGTCAAATAATGGGCGCATACGTCATCACATCCATTAAAGAAGACAGAAGCCAACTCATGCACGATGGCAAAGCCCGTTCCATCAGCTTCAGCATAGAATTAAAAAAAGTATCCGACAGCCCGATGGGACTAAAAGGCAAAGCCCTTCAACTTGGCGTATCCATCGCCCGCAGCATTGCAGGAATCTGACATGACCGCACTTACCCAAATCAAAGACCAAGCCGTCAAAATCTTCAACGCCATTACCGACACTGGCGGCAACCATCTGACCCCCGTCGCCAAGCTCACCATCAACGGCAAGCCGTTCAATACCGATGCCCTCTCCCGCATCATCTCCATCAGCCTGACCGATAAAAGTGGCTTCGAGGCGGACGAACTGACCGTCAGCCTGTCCGACCACGACGGCAAGCTCGCTCTGCCCCCGAAGTCTGCCGAGATGACCATCGCCCTAGGCTACCTCGAAACAGGCATTGTCGATAAAGGCAGCTACAAAATAACCGAAATAAGCTGGAGCGGCGCACCCGACACCCTGCACATCACCGCCCAATCCGCCGACACATCCGACCGATTTTCAGAGGCAAAAGAAAAAAGCTGGCACAAAACCAGCCTGAAAGAAATCATCGAATCCATCGCCGCTACCAACGGCTACACACCAATCATCGGCAAAGCCTACCAAGACGAAAAAATAGACCACATCGACCAAAGCAACGAATCCGACGCCGCCTTCTTGTCGCGCCTTGCCGAACGCTACGACGCCATCGCAACAGTCAAACATGGCAGACTCCTGTTTGTATCATCAGGCGAAGCCACGACCGCCAGCGGGCAGCCGTTGCCCACAATCAGGATTACCCGCAACAGCGGCGACCAATATGCATTCAGATACAGCAATACCGAAAGCTACAACGCCGTCCGCGCCTACTACATCGACAAACAGACAGGTAAAAAGCACGAAGTCGTCATTACCGAAGACAACTACGATCCCGTCAAAAAAACCGTTACCACCACCAAAAAATACAAGACCAAGCGCAAAGACGGCAAAACCCACAAAACCACCACCAAAGAAGTAACCGAAATCAAACAGGTGGATACTGCCGGCAAAAAAATCAAAACCCTGCGCCATACCTACCAAAGCCCCAAAACCGCCGCCACCGGCGCACGCGCCGCGTACAAAAAACTAAAACGCGGCGCAATGGAATTCGACATTTCCCTAGCCATCGGCCGCCCCGACGTCGCCCCCGAAAGCCCCGTAACCCTGCAAGGATTCAAGCCCGAAATCGACGCAGAGAAATGGGTGGGCAAGGAAACCGTCCACACCCTCGACAGCAACGGACTGACGACTGCCGTCAAGCTACAAAGCCTGATCGACGTACCGATTGTCCTCTACGAAGGCGAAGTCAGCCCAAACGTTGCCGCAGCATTTTCAAAATCCTGACCAAAACAAAAGGCCGTCTGAAAAAATTCAGACGGCCTTTTAAAATTTCAGCTTACATAGCGATAAACTTAAGGGAATTTCCAGTTGCCACAACATCCCCTACTACAAGTCGCGCATAAATTTTATCTCCGACTGATACAGGAAGATGATCCAAACTATGATGCACCAGCCCACTGAATACTTCAGGATTTTCCGATACTACAGGAGCATTATCGACAGGTGGCATTTCGAATACTGACAAAACATCGGCATTCCTAAGAATCTCCAAGCGCAAAGGCGCAAAACTCAAATCCTTTCTAGAAGTCGGAATCTCGAAATTCAGAGAAAGATTTAATTGAGCCAATACAAAATCACGCGACGGTAGCGGGCAGACCCCCGGATAAATGCCAATCAGACTGTAACGGAAATCGTCCGCATGGCGGATAATACTATCGCAATATTGAATATGCAGCGATACAGGCATCATAATTTGAGTCCTTCCACAAAATCCCATTGACGGTCAAAAGCCGCCCGTACATCAAGAGGGCCGATACCGAAAACCGTTGCCAGCTTATCGACTGTTTCATTACTCAAAGTACAGCGGTTGTTTTCAATGCGCGAAAGATAAGACTGTTTCAGACCAGTTTTTTCAGCAAGCGAAGATTGCGTCAAACCATGTTTCAGACGCAATGATGCAAACGTTGCCCCCGAAGTATCCGCATCAAGTCTTGCTGCCAGCTTTTTAGCGGCTCTATCCATCGCCGCCGCACGGCGAGGATTTTTGCGAACACGTTCCACATAGCAGCAAGCGTCTGAAGCATCAGAAAGCGGCAAAACTTGGCCGCCTGCAACAAATACCGCAGAAGCTCTGACAGTCGCAGCAGCGGCAGGCACAGACAAAGACACCGCTGAAGCCGTAAACAGACAGACCGCCCCGAAGGCAGTCCAATTTTCAATATTCGATTTTTGCATAGTCATTTTGGATTCTCCGCATAATCGGATGATCGGGCTGATAATCGAAGCCCTCGGATTTGTCGGCAACCGCCAAAATATAGATTTTCCGGATAAACGTCCGGTTCGGCTGCATCTCATTTCGAACGCAGTACAAAATACGCAGCGAAAGCGCAGATTCCTCATCAAGCCGTAGCCGCATCACGCGTATATCCGCACGCCACAACACCGCCACACGTTTGCATTCCATACCCAAAAGGCCGATGGGCTGATCGTAATCGCGACAGTTTTTTTCAGAAAAGAGTTTGTCAAAAAGCGCAGGCGTATCATCGATAAGCGCAATCACACTATCGATATAACCGACCGCCTCCTCCTTACTCTCGAAAAGGCGTTCTAAATCCGCTTCCGCATGATCGTGAACAATAAGTTGCATAATATATCTTTTTAGTTATATTCCGCAAGCGGCCACCCTGCCACTTGTCTCAAAATGCCGACAAATACCAAATTAAAACGTACACCCTTATCAGAAAGGCCGTCTGAAAAATTCAGACGACCTTCAAACTGTTTATTAACGTGTTCGCGTCAAACTTTTGACAAATCTCTAATGACTAATTTCATTAAATTTGACGCCGCGGTTTGTAGTTCTTCCTCATCAAACTTTTGGTTATCAGTTGCCGCTATATGAAAATCTATCCAAGCATCACTGAACTCGTTTGATGTAGAAATACCAAAATCCTTATATATTTGATTTACGTTGTCACGGATACGTTGGGATAAAAATTTCATCAATATCAGTTTTTCCGCCGTAATGGATACAGAAAGACACTCTTTCAGACGGGTTTCAATTTCATCTATAGCAAGTTGTTTTTTCTGTTTCCTTTTTTCCTGTTCCTCTTCTTGTTTTTCTTTTTCACGTCTGAATCGATTATATAGCTGAGAAACAAGGAATCCGAAAATGGCAAAACCAATGTTAAACAGCTTTTCGATGTCATCAAGTTTCACGCCAAAAAATGTCATGATGACAGCCCAAGCCGTTTATTTTCGTCACGCGCCAATTCGATAATGCGGCGGATCAACTTCGGGTAATAGCCGTCATCAGGGAGTACGACCAATTTATCCAGCACCTCTTCATAGGTGAAGCCGTCTTCTTTGACTAAATTGACAAATGCACCGCCCAAGAAAGCAGAATCGGGAACGTCGCGTAATTTGGAAAAATCTACGGTAACTTTGTCGTACTTCCGAAAAGCATCGGTGAGAAAGGCTGTACGGAAAGCATTACCGTTGCTGGTCGGATTATCTTCATAGGTTCGACCCCAAGGGTCGTTTGAAAAATCTAAAATATCGATTACTGTTTCCATGTTCAAATTTCCTGTGTATCGGATAGGCGTAGTGTCCATTCTACCAAAGTACCGTTTAATGATGTAGTGGCTACTGAAGAAGAAATATCGTCTTTCCCGCCGCGAATCAAGCCTTTTCCGGAATAGATAAAAAAGGCGGATCCATCAAAATGGCTCACGATTTCCACAAGTTTATGCAAGCCGTTGCCACGCCCGCCACCGCGAAATCGGGAAACACCTTCTTTAAGAGCGTCATCCATAAAATAGCTTTCGTCTTTGATCTGGTCAACTGAAAATAAATTGGAATAGCCTTCTGTGTGACGGGATAAGGAGCTAGGTATTCCGACGCCCAAATCATAAACCAATACATTCAAAAAGATGCCGTCTGGAGATTGCACAAGCCAAAACATCTGCCACCATGCTTTGTCTGCATAATGGTTGAAGCTGCCATTGCGGCCATTGCTACCCGGAGATGTCGGGTAGGCGTGATTTTTCACGTTAAGTAAAATTTCATTGAATGCCGTTCTTGAATAAGAAAAGAAATTCTGCAACATTTCCGCACGTTCAGGAATTATCTTAATCAGTTTGCGTTCTTCCTCCGTCATTTTGTCCAAGATTTCACGTCTCAAGCCGATATAGTTGTCGGAGCAGCCAAATCTAAAAAGACGGCTGTCATTTGCAAAATGATTCCCCGCCTTTAGTGCAGAAAGAAGCCCAGTTTTGATGAAAAATTTGCGGTAAATCGGAGATTTTTTACACAAAAAATTAAAACATCCGTTATTTTCCTTGCTTCTCTGAATCATATTAACATGGGCAAACAAAGCTAAAGCGGCGGCGGCGGTAATATTTTCTGTGTCAGAAAAATCGATAGTCAGAACATCTGCAGGCGTGTAAAGCTGTCTGAAAAAAGAAGCAGTTTCAGCAGCATTAACGTATAGACAAAGCAGGGATGGCGCTCGTATGGTCAAGAATCCCGTCATTCAAACACCCCCCAACCTGTGTATCTGTCTGCTATGCGATAGCCGCCATGAGCTTCCGCCATAACAAACGAAATCAAAAACATAATCTCATATCCATCTAAAAAAAATCCCCCTCCTCAAAATCCCGACAAATGCCAAATTAAAACGTACACCCTTATCAGAAAGGTCGTCTGAAACATTTCAGACGACCTTTTGTTGTTTTAGGAATGAAACTATAAATTGACCTCGAAAGCCGCCAAAGGATAGCGGGTGCGGATACCGAACTGATTCAGGATAGTGCTGATTTTGAAACGGACGGCTTGTTCGGTAAAGTCGAGCAAAATCCGCATTTTTTCCGGATTGCTTCCCATTTCAATCAAATCCACAGGGGGATCGGAAATCACATCAAAAGCCGCCAGGTAAGACATATTAATATCAATTAAAGGTCGTCTGACTTCATCATATTTGAGCAGATATTGATAGACCGCCAAGCATCTGACTTCGATGGCCGGTGCATTGACTGCCACCCTGAAACCGTCTGCCTGAAGTTCAAGGCGTTCTTCAATATCAAAAGCTGGCGCATCAGGGACAGAACGCAAACCGTCAGCATCAATTTTCAGATTCAGCGGCGTGATGTCGGTTAGAACGATTTTCATACACCCTCCGCTTCTAAAGAGACTGAAATTTCCCTAAACTCACCGAATTTGGGTAAATCATTGACACCATCTAGGACAGTATTAAAAAGCACTCTTGTTTCACGGTAACTGATAAACTCTTTTTTGATAGCGGCAGGTGTAGCGGAACAATGCGGATCAAGTTCAAGGATCAGAGAAAAGCGCATATCCATAGCCGTCGCAAAATCCGCGATGGTGTTCAATTCGAGATTCTTGTCAGACATTGACAGCGTTTTAGATACAGCAGCGGGAGAAATACCTAGCTTGTCCGCAATATCTTTCTGTCTGATTCCTTTGCTTTCCAGAGCTTCGCGCAGCTGGTCAACAGCTTGGATATTCAAGTCGGTACGGTTATGTTTTTTGCGGAAGTCGAAACGTCCGAGCAATTTATTGAGTATCGGCATATTCATATCAAAAGCCTCCATTACGATTGTAAGAATCCATAATCAAGCGCATTTTAAGATGGTCTTCACGGGTGAGTTTTTGAGTGGTTTTCTTGATGAAATGGCTGATGACCATATTGTTTCCGTCATGCCAAAAATAAGCCCGCAGGCTTTCGGGTCGGGCGGTTTTGACTGCCCAAAAAGGGAGTCCTTCGCAGTTGAGCTCAAAAGGCTCTTTTAGAGGCACACCATCGCAATAACGGATGATGCGAACCCAAAGCTCTTCCGAGTCTTCATCGCAAATACGCTCCGGCAGGTTTTCCCCGTCGAATCCGATTTGTTCGACAGCTTCGTCAGACAGGACGCAGCCGTACACCGAACCCTTATAAATCAATTCCGCCATAATAGTTAACTTTTAAGTTAATTACAATTGTTTTTTACCATTACCAAATAATAAATACCCCAAAAATCCTACGGTCGCACCTTCCAAAACTTACCGTGAATTGAGCTGCTTCTCAAAATTCAAATCAAAATCCCGACAAATGCCATGCGCCGCGGACTTTGCCGCAGATGGTTAGTTTTTCCAGTTTGTCGTTTTCGATGGTTTCGGTGCGGTATAGCGGGTTGTTGTTGATGTTCATGCCACTACCCCAAACAACCTTTCCAATTTTGCCAAATGATCCGTTTCCTCCGCAGTTACCTTTCTGTCCGCCTTGGCAACACCGCCGGCATATTCCAAAACTGCCTCCCTCCAATCGGGGAAACGCTGATTAATAGCACGGACGGCAAAAGAAAAATCCATAGAATCCGGAATGGGCCAAGACTTCATGACGCCAAGCGAATAAGCGAGGAAATCATCGCCCATTTCCGATTTGTCCGTCAGCCATTGTGCAATATACCGCTGTTCAGACGGCGCATATCTCCCATCGCAATAGGCGATATAGACCAACACATCCAAAATCGGCCTCATCTCCCGAATAAAAAAATCCATCTGCCGTTCGGGAGCCTCTTCGTACCGTTCCTGCAAACGCCGTCTGAAAAGCGAAGGTTCGACCACTTCGCCGGTTTCCAAATCCACCAGTCCCATAATTGACTGATATTTAAACGTCCTGACCATTTTCCGCACGTGGCAAAACGCCTGCACATAACCGTCTGAAAGATTGGCAACAAACTTGCGGACATCGATAACCCGTCTGCTTCCGATTCCTTCAGCATTGACATATTCAATTTCAAAACTACCGCCGACAGGCAGCAGCACAGGTTTATCTTTCATCGTAAAGCCATTCTTTTTTAATCATGTCGTGGAGAGATAATTCAGACGGTGTCAGTTTCTGTTTGGCCGTGTCGTTCCGCCCGTAGACTAATATCGCGCCCGAACAGGCTGCCCAATGGAGGCGGCGTTCAAGATCGAGGTTTCGGGCGGCTGCGAGAGACTCTTTAAAATCTTTCCGAATTAAACCGCCCAAAAATTTCCGCCCAAATTTGAACAACACCTTTTCAGGTTTGTCTGCGGCGGTTTGGGATTCGCCTTTATTTTTGTCTGATTCAGCTCCTGCTTCTGCCTCTTCGTCATCTGTTACTGACAAATCAATCCCATTCAGGGCGAGCGCGGATTTAATAATTTGGTTGTATCTCAAAGTCCGCGTCCACGTTACCGGTTCAATATCGACCAATGCCAGCAGTGCCAGCACGGCATCGATATTTTCCTGCACGGTCTGCTTTAATTTAATTTGCCATGAATGCAGTTCTTGCAAGTCCAATTTCACACTGTCTTGCCTGTCAGCCTGTTGACCACTTTGTTTTCCCATATTGCACTTCCCTAATAAACAAAATCACTAAATATCCAAAAAATCCTACGGTCGCACCTTCCAAAACTTACCGTGAACACAAAATTCAAATCAAAATCCCGACAAATGCCATGCGCCGCGCACTTTGCCGCAGATGGTTAATTTTTCCAGTCCATTGCCTTCGATGGTTTCCGTTCTGTATAACGGGTTGTCGCTGATGACGAGCAGGCCGCCGCCGACGGAGGCTTGCAGGCGTTTGGCTTTTAGGCCGTCTGCGAAGGATAGGAGGTAAATACCCTCTCCTTCGAATGAGTGGACGGAGGTATCGACAAACAACACGTCTCCGTCCTCGATGGTACCTTGCATGGAATCGCCGCGTGCCGTGATGACTTGGATACGGGAGAGGTTGCCGCCGAGTTTTTCACGCGCCCACGCTTTATCGACATGGACGAAATCGACCACCTCCACTGCTTCGTTGTTGATGTAGCCGTCTCCAAGCGCGGCAACCACGTCCAGCCGCTCAAAACGAATGTGGTCATCTGTAAGGTCGTCTGAAAAATTAACCTCTCTATACATTCCTGAGTCTTTTCTGTACTTATCACCTAAACCGTCTGCAAGCCATCGTGTAGAAAAGTTTGTCTTTTTCTCAAATGCTAAGAGTGGTTTTTTGCCTAAGCCAGTTTGGCCATTGAACCACTGTCCAACAAGACCTTTTGAGACTCCTGCGAAGTCTGCTAAGTCCTGTTGGGTAATTAGCCCATATTCATCCATCAATTCTTGAAGTCTGCCTTTCAAGTCCATCGCTAAAAATCCCAGCTAAAAAATACTTAGTAAAAACAATGTTTATTTAGGATTCTAAACTATTAATTGTTTAGTATGCTTGACTAGACAAGTTTAGGATTGTATAGTTCACTAAACTTTAAAAAAGGACAAAAAATGACAACAGACCAACAAGTCAAATTCATTAAAGAATTGGGAGGCGTTTCGGTGGTTGCAAATATTTGCGGAATCACAAGAGGAGCAGTTTCTCAGTGGCAGAAAAATGGTATTCCAAAGGCGCAAATGAATTTTCTAAAAGCAAAGTTTCCAGTGCAGTACAAACAAATTTCAGACGGCATCAACCCCAACCAAGGAGCAGAAAAATGAAAGAAATGAAAAAACCCGCACGAGGCGGGCAGATGGAAAAGACATTGAAGATGATTGCCGAAATCGGCAAATCAATGACTATTGAGGAATTGGCAGCAGTAAACCAGCAAAGCCAAACTAAATAAGGAATATGAAATGAAGAAATTGAGTAAATGGCAAAAACGCGCGCTCAAGCATGGAATCTTGACCGTCTCTGATTGGGAGCTGCTGAAAGAACAAGTCCGCATCGCGGGTGAGGAGATGGCGGCAAATGCGGCGGAATACGGCGGTATCGAAGCTGTGAACCGAGTCATCATGAAGGAATTGAAACGGCTGAATCGTCGGCGATTCGGTCGGATTCCAAAGGAGGAAAAACCAAAACGCCGACAACTTGAAACGAAGTTGAAGGATTTGGACTAACTCTAGTCAAGTTCAACGCCTCTTTGAGGGCGACGGGAATTGATCTCCTGTTTGATGCGTGCCGCTATCGCAAACATATGTTTGACATATTCGTCGTCAGTTATATATCGGTTGGCATGAGGAGCAGTCAAGGTAGCTGCAAGTTGAAAAACTTCAAATTCGGAAAGTTCCATTTTAATTACTCCGTTGATGGTTACTGGAAATGACATTGTAACGGAGCGATGACAAAGCGGAAAGACGCTTGACCCGCCGGACAGTCGGCATCAACCAAAAAAGGAAACGTCATGTGCCAAAACTGTATTCACAAAATCGAAGGCAGACTGTCTCTCAAACAACACGTCCACGCCGAACCCTGCCCCAAAACAAGCGCGCCGGAAGAATTAGCCACAGCCGCCGTCGAGGTCAAATTTTTCGGCGAAGAGCTTGACTTGATGGAATCTGCGGCCTGCGCTGCAAATAAGTCATTGAGCGAATTTGCCGCCGAAGCTGCCTTGGAATATGCGGAAATATATCTGCGTGCCTTTGAAGACGCATCGGCAGACCTGAAACGGAGAAATGAAAATGGCGCAGCGCAACATCAGTAAGGCGGAATACGGAAATATGCGGGTACAGATTACCTGCCCTTGCTGCGGCAGCCGCTGCAAGGTTACGGCAAGTCGGAAGATGACAGACCGTCTCCGTTATAGCTCGATTCAATGCCTGAATGCTTCGTGCGGTTGGTCGGGCGTAGCATCAACGGAAGTCATCAAAACCATCTCCCCACCCAGCCCGCTGCATCAAAACCCCGCCTTGGTGCCGCCGCAGATGACGGCAGACGAAATCATCGAACAACACGGCGGCAGCAGTCAGAAAAATTTGTTGTAAAGGGAAAGCAAAATGAACGGCGAAATCGTCCCGGAATGGGGATTCTCAGGGCGGCAGTCGCGTCTTTTCAAGACTAAAGCCCATGCCGATGCAATTCGAAATATCGGTGAAACGTTGGCAAGCAGTAAAACCAAAAACGCAAAGATTATGAACGGCTTGGAGCGCGACGCGCTCTTGGAACGAAATACTGGCCGTCAGCCGTTGGCGGCTTACAACGATACGGAAGTCGTCAGAAGTTGGCTGGTTACGCCGGAGCAAAGCAAGGCTCTGGAAGACAGCCAACGGTTGATAAAGGAAATCGCCCGACTGGGCAATATGCTGAATCAGCAAAACGTAGTGTACAGCTTGGGCTTGCCGGTTCTCCAGCTTTCCGAAGCCGCCCGACAGCTTGAAGGCATAGACGAAAAAATAGCCCGCGCGGTATATGCCGGCAGAAAAATGAAAGTAAACCCAGTTTCAGACGACCTTAAGGCTGCCTGAACCCGACCAAACAAGGAAATATCATGAAAATCAAAATCCGCTACATCATCCTCGCCCTGATGCTCGCCGCATCTTATTTTATGCTTGGTTCGACCCACGGAAACATAGCGGAACAGCCGCAAACGCTGCCCGCAACTGACCCGGTCTGCGTTTACGAATCGCCGACATTCGACCACATGGGCGGAGACGCTGAAATCCCGCATGAGGTGGGGCAATGAGTATCTTCGCAATCATCGGCATTGTTTTTATCGTCGCACTCGGCGTTTGGCTTTATGTGGACTACAAAATTGAGCAGAAGAAGCTGGACGCGGAAATCGAAGAAAGAATTCAGGACTATTTAAAGCATTGAGATGAAACCATGCAGATATATGAAGCCGACCAGTACATATGGTGCGATACCGGTAATCGATTGATGGTATCCGAGCCTGAAGTTTCAGACCGCATGATCGAAGAATTTGATATTGAGTTGGGCGAAGTCGGAAGCATCCGATTTCGCCACCTGGCAACGATTAGAGGCCGCCGGATATATCAAGCAGTTTCACTAAATCCGCGCCCTTGTCCAACGCGAACTCAATCAATCGGGACGATAACCTCTTTAACCCCTCCTCCGGCAGAGAGCGAATAATTTTAAGCAGAGTTTCTTTTTGACCGGTCGGAATGTCTGCCTTGTCTATTTTCAGGGCGACCAGTTCCCGCAGGGTTTCCGCATCCAGCCTGACCGTAACTACCCCTAAAACCGCAGAAAGACCGCCGTCTTCGGCAAGGAAATCAAAAGCCTTTTCGGTCGGTTTCACATAATCGATGGAATACGCCCCGCCTAAAAAGCGGGTAAGTTTGAAGTTGACCAGTCCGTGCATTTCCAAATACATCAGATTGCCGTCTGTTTCATCCTCGCCGTATTCAGCTCGTAAGGTATGAAGGAAATTCGGTGGAGGGTCTTGGGGGAAGCACTCTGTCAGGACAGACAATATTTTTCTTTGAAGTTCGCGATTGAGCTTCATTTCATTTCTCCGGGAAGGTTGTTTAGGAGCTTCCATTCTAACGGAGCAAAGACAAAGCGGACAGACGCTTGACCACCTGGACAGACAGGTATTTCAGACGACCTTTTCACATAGGACAAATCATGGGCATATCAATTCAAACAGCAAATGCAAAGGCGGCGCAGCAAGACTACGCCGCCCAAGCCTTTTTGCTGATTCCGCCAGTGTTGCGCGAAGGCTTTGAAAGCCTGAAACCTGCCGAGGCATCAAAAGCGCGTTCGTTCTTTACTGATTTGGTCGTCCGTCAATTGGACGGCGGCATTCAGCCCACCGCTGCGCGTGTTCGCGCCGAAGACGGTCTGAAAACCCTGCTCGACAATCTGACCATTTTGCCGCCTGCCGTCCGTTCGGCAGGTTTGGATGCTTCGGACGACGATATCCGCGTCCTTGCTGATAGCGCAGCCAAGGACATCTATTTTAAAAAACGTATCGGCTGGAGTCTTACCAGTCTGATCCACTATGCCGCCTCCGAATACGGCATAGATACCAAAAAAGTATTCAAGGACAAAATCCCCGAAGCCATTGAAGCCCGCCTGAAAGCCCCTAAATTCTGGCGTCGCCAGCTTCGCCGCATTTTCGCGCGCGCTGCCGAACGCTACCGCCGCGAGGCGGGCTTTGTATCCCGTAAAACGGGGCTTTATGCCTCTGATGAAGCGGTTTTCCGCCGCCTGTCTCAAAAGCGTCGCAATCTTGCCATGTTGCAAACCATGATTGCCATCAATGAGCTGGGGCAAGAGTTCACGCTTGAGGCGTTGTCTGAAGTCTCTGTATCCAATCCCGCCCTGCGTCGCGCCGAATTGATGGTGCGTATTCGCGGCTTCGAGGAAATCGCCCGTCTGAAAAACCACGTCGGCGAATTTTTTACGATTACCTGCCCTTCCCGCATGCACCGTATGCACCACTTCGGCAAGCCAAACGAGAAATTCAGCGGCGAAATGCCGTCGCAGGCGCAGGCTTACTTAAATAAAGTATGGGCGCGTGTCTGTGCGGAATTAGGCCGTCTGAAAATCAAAATCTACGGTTTCCGCGTTGCCGAGCCTCATCACGACGGTACGCCGCACTGGCACGGCCTTGTCTTCATGGAAGAGCAACACCGCCTTACCTTCCGCCGCGTCGTGGCAAAACACGCTTGCCGCGAAAACCGCGAGGAGCTGGGTTTGAAATACTTGGCGACTGCGAAAGAAGCGGACGCGGAAGCCCGCCGAATCCAAGCAAAAATCCGTGAAAAACAAGGCAGCGCGCCTACGCTCGCCGCCATTCGCGCCGGTCTGAAAACCGAGAAGAAATTCTGGGCATCCAAATATTTTAAATTTTGGAAGGAAACCCCTGCCTCTGCCCGCGTTGACTTTGAAGCCATCAACTGGGCGCGAGGTTCGGCTGCCGGTTATATCGCCAAATATATCGCCAAAAACATTGACGGCAAAAGTCAAAGCGGCGAAGGCTTGGGCGTTGACTATGAGTCTGACGCGCTGTTGAGCATGGCGGAAACCGCCGTCCGCGTGGACGCATGGGCAAGTCATCACGGTATTCGCCAGTTCCAGCAAATCGGCGGCTGCCCCGTTACCATCTGGCGCGAACTGCGCCGAATCAACCCAGATGCTTCAGACGACCTTTTAATGCTCGCCCAACAGGCTGCCGACATGGGCGACTGGATGCGTTTTACCGTCCTTTTGGGCGGCGAGTCCGTATCGCGCAAAAACGTCCGTCTCGGACTGTACCGCGAAGAGGCGAAAGAGCCGAACTGCTACGGCGAAATCCCTGCCGCCCGCATTATGGGCGTTTACGAAAAAGCAACCGGACGCGTCGAAATTTCGCGCGTCCATTCGTGGGTTTTAAAGAAAAACGGCGGCACCGCCGCCGCTTGGACTTGTGTCAATAACTCTACGAAAATGAAATTCGACCCCGAATCTGCACAAAATTTAATCAATCGCCCAGCAGCGGCAACCCTGGCCGACCTAGAAAAAACCGAGCCTGTAGAATGGCTTATTTGGAAACACGGATTTTCGGTGCGAACCGCCGTTGATTTGGTTCAGACAGGTTTAAGTCCTGAATTGGCGAAAGAATATAAAAAAGACATGCTCGATTTAGACAATATCGAAGAGCTGAGATACATGAGCCGTGAAACCCGCGAAAAAATCGAAAAAGCGGCGAAAGATAATGCCTTCCGTGGCGAATCTGCCCGCGAAAAACAACGAAACTACCGCGAATACATCCGCAGTATTGAAAAACTGCGCCGTCCGCTCGTCAGCGGACTGACCCCGCAAGAGCCTATTTTTGACTTCGTCGCCATCAAGGCCGCAAACGAAGCCAATATCCGCGCCAAAACCGTCCGCTACAACAAGCCACAGTACGACACCGTTGAAAGCGCCATCGAATCTGCCCGTGCCGCCATTAAAGCGTCGCAGGCAATGAATGACAAACTGATTAACCGAAACTGACCAACAAGAAAGGAACAAAAATGGGTGAATACATCACGTTGGATGAAGTGAAGAAACTATGGACGATACCGGGCAAAAAGCCGCCGTCCACGACAACCATTTGGGCGCGCCGCCGGGCGGGGCTGATACCGCAGCCGAAGTTGCTAGGGCGGGACAACCTCTATAAGAAGGATGACGTTATCAGAATGAGGGATGAATACTTCGCCAAATAA